TGTTATTACACTTATTTATGCTATTATGGTTTAGTAGGCCACGTCACATCTTCAAGTGATGTTGCACTGTCAGTGATGTCACGCAGTGCTTGACGGTATGCAGTTTGTGCATCTGTCATTGTTAAATCACTGCTAGCCCACCAATCAGTGACTGCAATTAATCTATCACGTTCTTCACGTAACAGGCGCATTGGCTCTGCTGACGTAAGTTCGTCCAATTTAGCTGATACTTCTGACCAAGTTGTACCCCAATCACTTGGGTCTTGGCTTTCTATTGCTGAACCATTTGCATCTGCGCCAGTTACTTTGGCGAACATAGTTGTGAACTCAGCTTCTGTTGTTGGTTCGCCACGAAGTACCCACTCCGTAATCCCCAATTCTGTTAATGCTGTTGCGATTGTTGTCATTTTATTTTCCTTGTTTTATCCTGCGATTTCTTGAAATGTTATAATTCCTCTGCGTTCAACATCCACGTTATTACCTTGATATCCAAAAGTTAAAGCCATTTCTGATTACACTCCAATCTCAGTAACTACTAAAGACTGTGGAAAGATATTGCCTTGGTTTAGGTACTGAGTGCCAGAGCCGCCCGTTCTCCACTGAATAGTATAGGTTCGAGCTGCAGTACCTGTATTGTTAAACACTTTTTGCCCATACAGACTCATGTGCACCTGTGAACTACCACTGGCGTATAGAGAAAGTATTCGATTATTTGAAATACCGCTTACATCCCCGTCTACAACTAGTGACACATCTAACTGATTACTAGTGTTAGGCATCCAAGGCCGCCCTCCTTTCAATTCTACTAATATTTTGGAATTTGCTTTTTTTGGAGTAAACGTAATAGAGTACCCCGCATCTGCATAAGACGTAGAGCTTGAGGCGACACTAGCAGTTCGTGTATGAAATACTTGCTGAATGATAGCATTACTTTCGTTAAAACCAAGACTTCCAGCCGTTGGTGCACTACCACTAGCAGTCTGTATCTGATCAACTTTAATTATACTGGTCATTGTGCGATCTCCTGTAGTGTTATACTCGATGTACCACCGTTATCATAACTATAATGTCTATTAAAAGCAAAAATGGTGTGTATAGCTGCTCCCACAGTATAAGTTGTGGAGCTTGTTGTGTTTGGACTATCTAAATATTGCCAAGAAGTGTTAAACAGGTTATAGTTCTGCTGAGTTTCTGACCCCACTCTGTCGTCATTTGCAAACCAAATATTACTACTTCCTCTTGCACTGTCCTGCCCTCTACCACCAATTCTTGAAGATCCTCGTTTTAAATACAAACCAAAGTCTCCGTTCACATTGCTCATTCCCCATTGTAAGTTAATACTAATTAATATTTTAGATGAAGTGTTATTGGGTGTTATAGCTGCACTGTATAGATCAGTTGAAGTAGTAGTTCCGCCCATGCTATAAACTGCTGATGTTGTGCTTTCTACATATACTGTTTGTATAACATGCCCAGGAATATGCACACCATTACCAGTTGTCTTTTCAACAATACTATCCACATATAAATTACTCATTGGACTGTCTCTATTATTTCGTAGAATGATCTAGTAGTTGAACTACCGTCATTTGAGTTATATTCAAGATCAGTACCTAAAGTTGCAATTTCTATCACGCAGCTTACATCTGTTCCAGTAACGTTATTATAATCACTACCTCCTGTATAAGTCATTCTCCACCAAGCGCCGCCGCCGCCATAATCATAACAGCCCATTTCCTGGTCCTGTATAAGTATTGATCCATTTCTAGTGATTTTAATTCTACCTCTAGCATCATTACCGCCGTTTCTATAACCTCTGGTTAATATAGACCAGCGGTGAGTGACATAACTATTAGTTCTAATTGGAGTATAGACCGGATATGTATAAGCAGTTACCCATGAAGTTGATGATACATTTACAAGGCTACCATCTGTATAGCATTTATAGTTTACTATTGTTCCCGACGGAGAACCATTTCTAGCATCCAGTGTCTGGCCAGCTGGAATAACAACCTTGTTAGTATTTGCTCCAGTTGTTGGTCCTATTAAATTTTCTACTTGTAATGTGCCTGCCATTTATACCACCGTCATATTTCCGTTAATTGTAAGTGTAACGCCATCTGCAATTGCTAATGGCCCACTTGCTACTGCATTATCGTTCGCATCAATTGTTGTACTAGTACTTATCGTATTTGAGTGTGTACGTATTGGACTGGTTGCTATTTCAGCATCGCTAGTACCTTGAATAACACCAACATTAGTTACACTTAATCGTGTGGTTCCTCCTGTTGATAAATTTATACTATCTGCGTCTATTGTAAATTGTTTGTATGCACTATTATCTCTATCATAGGAAATTACATAAGCGCCTTCCCCTTGAGTTCTACCACTAGTTACATAGTGTATTTCTAAACCTTTACCATCAGTTGGAGAAGATGCAGCTCCACTATTATAAACTCTAGTATATCCAGTATCCAATGTAGCACGAGGATTAGTTGTACCAATACCAACGTTACCGTTTGACCCTAGAATAGTCATAGCAGTATCATAATTGCTATTGTGTCTAAATTTTAAGTTATTGTTTGTTCCTCTAGTATCGATATAGCTATCACCATCGCGATTGAAACGTAAACTGTTAGCTCCGAAGAATGCTTCATATCCCACAGAAGACTTATCACCAGATTTGACTTCTTGAACACCAGATGCGTATAAATCTCCTCCACTCTTAAAACGCCATTTTTCAGATCCGCCCATCATAATTCTTAAGTCATTACCGGTAACGTCTATGTGGTTTATACCAATGTCTGTGTAGTATGTACTATTTTGCGCTATTCTTATTTCTGGTGATGACCCACCCCCATCAACATGCAACTTAGTACTGGGTGTTAATGTTCCTATACCAACACTGTTATTGGGAGCGTCTACAAACAGTGTGTCTGTATCGAAGATGACATCGCCATCAGTGTTTGTGGTTAATACACCAACAATTCCATTATCACCATCTAATACTAATGCCATATTTCTATCCTAGTTGTTACACATATTTATGCATCTCTATAGTGATCTGTTAAATTATGTTTGTCTCTAAAATACCAATATAATTCACTTAATTCAGCTTCACTTAATCCTCTATTATATATTAACCAGGCATATACATGTTGGCTTGCATATCTTGTTGGATTATAACTTGGGCTACTACCTATAAAAATATCACCTGCAGCAGCAACGGTACCTGCTGTATTAGTCCCGCCGAAACCATAAGCAGTTCTAAACCTACTGTTAACTTGTAATGACATACCACCACTACTTAAATCGTATGTACCTGCAACAAAATATGCTTCGCCTACAGTAAATCCAAAGGGACTTTGTATTCCGCTAGTAACTGCACTAGGGCTTTGATGGTTCCAGCTAAAATCATTAGGATTGGGAGTACTGTTGGTAGTATCTGCCATTAACATACGCCATGCTTGTCCTCCGCCACCAGCTGAACCTGCTGTTACTTGTTGATTTATAAATGGCCTAACGTGTGTTGTTTGCTGTGGTTTTACTATGCCAACTACACTAATACCGCCACCAGCGTTCCAATTATGTGCGCTACTGTTAAACGGTATACGTATTTGGGCATTACTCATACCAATATAGGCACCATGTTCATCAGTATCACCAGGACCGCAGTTTGTCATATAACCAGTATTATTATAACCTGATAAATCTGTCCACTGGTTGTTTCCAGTATTGTAACTTGCAGCTACACCGGCATCATAGTGTCCTCTGAGGCCATTAGTAATAATTTTTCTATGAGCATCTTTGTATCTTGTTCTTGTGGCTTGGTATAATTCTCTTACTTCGTCGTGTGATAGTTCTGCTTCCCAAGTAAATGCCTCGCCTACGTCTTTATCTTTTGGGAAACTAGTTTGGACGTCACGTCTACCTATTGCAATGTTTACTCCAGCATTTAGCCCGTGGTTACCAGCAGTACTGGATACTCGTTCACCATCAACATACATATGAACCCAGTCACCGTCATTGCAAGTAAATCCAACAAGATGCCACACACCTGCTTGACAAACATTCGCTCTACTACTTGTCCAGCCGGTTTCATGATGTATACCTGTTAGTTCACCTGAAGTGCCAAGCTCAAGGTCCCATCTGTTAACATGACCACCAGTGGTATATCCAGAAAAAATTGTTTGTCTACTGGTTACTGATTTAAATCTAAACCAAGCAAACATGCTTCCGCTATTATTAGGGAAAAGTGTAGAGGGTGAGCCAGCATTAATATTTCCACTTACACCATAAAAGGCAAATGTTTTTCCATGTAGTCCATTTTGGTTATTGGTGTATGCACCGGCATTCATACTTCCATTATTACCATTTCCACTAATATCAACCGCAGTACTGTTGTCACTTAAATTAGGCTCTAAGTGCTGTATTAAATTTTGTCTCTGCGGAATACTTAGTCCATTATTTTTTTGTTGTGCAATATCATTAGGTGTGTATATCTTAGACCTATTGGTATTATTACTATTTGTGAACATTACGCAATAATCTCATAACTTACCAAAACATTAATGGAACCTGACGCAGATGCTAAAATTTGGATTGCATCATTTTCCTCTAAATAAATCTTTCCACTTTGTAAAATATCAATTGTACTTTTAGCAGGAACATTAAGTGATGAAACAAAGGCATATGAGCTTCCGTTATTACTAAAATTTACCGATAAATCAACATCAACAGTATTATAATTACATGCCAGAATAGTGTTTACTTTATAAACATTATTACTTGATGAACTATTCACTACCATATTTGCGTTACTTGTAGTACACGTTTGTGTTGCAGTTTTTCCTAAAACGCTGGTTAATTCTGATATATTTGGTGCTGACATGTTATCCTCCGAACACTAGGCTGTGTGCTAGTGCTTTCTTTTGTGTTGCAACTAAGTTGTCTGAAACTGCCAAACCATTGCTATCTATAGTAGCTTTGGTATCTCCATCTACCATAAATTTTATAGTAGAATTGGCTACTAAATTGTCTGGATCACTTTCAAATCTCAACGATGTGTTGTCTAGTGTTATTTCACCATTGTTGTTGGTATCAGAATCTTCAAATCTTATTTCAGGATTTTGATAATTTAGTACTGGTCTGCCAGTCATTGTGCCGCCAGATAATGGTAATGGAGCACCAGTACTGGTATTCAACATGGTAACTCCGCCCATTTGCAGGTTGCCATTTACAATGTTCAAGTGTCCACTAGAGTCAATACTAAGATCTGGGGTACCATTATCTAAATGAGATATGTGTTCAATTTTTAGTGTTGACATCTTGGACTATTCCTATTATTCCGGTACCGCTGCTTCAGCTTCAGCATTACGTGCTGCGGCTGTTTTTACAACTTCTAATTCAAATGCTTGTGCAACCTGAGCATCTTTGCCCACAGCCATAGCAATTTCATTCTCATTGCAGTGTGTCATTAATAATCCGCAGATTTCGTCCACGGCAATTCTTGCACGATTTGTTACTGCATTGTCTGCCCAATCTTGGACACTGGCTGCAGCATATTCCATCGCTTTGTTTTCTGTTTCAGTTAAACTGATTGTAATATCTGGCATTTTATTTCTCCTTAAAATGTGTTGTTACACATATTTATTCTATTCATCGTCTGGTGTCTGAGATGCTACGTATGCGGCATAAGCATCCTTAATTTCTTGTGTATGTACTGCATTACAAATTGCTTGTACTTCTGCGCTTTCACTTGTAATATCATCGCTAGGTGCAACTACATGACGATGAAAACTTCTACTGATCTCTGCGCCATCACGTTTAATGACCGTGGCTGTTCTCACCTGAACATATTTGTAATCTCCTACGATCTCGATTTTATCTTCTACTGTTTCTTCTGTTAGTGCCATATTGGCCTCCTTTGTTTATCGTGGCTTAGTTGCCACCTGTCCGACCCAATCTCTGAGAGGGTTATTGATCCGTGTAATACCAAATACTTCCGTACACCTCTAGTGGTTGAGTGCTACCGTTAGCATCAGAGTGTTGTAAATACCACCAAGTATTAGAATTTCCTGATCCGTTACCGTAAAAAGTCATATTGTTACCTCCCAAATAAGGAGTTATGCCTCTTGTAGTATTAATACCATCCCACATGCAGTTACCGGATGCTGGACTTAAATTGTTTAAAGAGGTTGATCTAGTAAACGGTAATCCAGTAATACTTACTTGTCCAGATCCACCTGAGATAGAAGACCATCGAAAAATAAGTGTAACAAAGGCGCCAATCTTTACATAGCTGCCAATTCCATTGCTCATAGTCCCACTTGATGTGATAGGTGTCCAAGTCCCTTCCTCATAATCGTCCAACTTATTGCTTGAGGATACTGTACCATCAGAGTTTACTGAACCGCCGAAGTTTATACCACCTGTCAGATATAAATCACGCCATCCACTATTGGATCTTCCTAAGTCAACAGTAGCATTTTTTGAGATCCAAGGGCCCATATGATATGTGCCGACATTAGAGTATTGAATGCCATCAGTATCTCCATTAAGTTTTTGAGAAATATATTGAGTTCCAGCATTTGTAGATATTGCTATTTCACTACCGGATCCCATACCTATGGTTCCTATATTACTGTTATTTTCGTTTATACTAATAACAGCTCTATTTGAACCTGAAGAGCCAGTTCTATTTAAATATAATGAGGTTCCATTTACCTTTGAAGCAAGAACTTCACCAGCTGGATTAAACTGTACACCTGTACCATTACCCCAACTTGCTGTTGGAGCAGTAATACCAATCCCTATCATTTTATTAGATGCTAATCTCATCACTTCATTGTGAGACCCGCTACCATAAGTTAAAAATCTTATATTACTACTAGAATCATTTTCAGAACTAATATCTAATAGGCTTTGTCCTGCTGCTGTATTACTTCCAAGATATCCGATTTCATTACCATCTTTTCTTAGTGTAATTATTTTACCATCAGAAGTAGTTCTATTTAGAAATAGTGGATTTCCGCCACTTCTAGTACCCACTAATGTCCCATCTGGATTTAATTCTACGCCGACAGTGCTAGTACCAACTGTATTCTTTCCTAATAGCAGGTTACCTGATGCGTCTATGGCCATTGAGTTTGTCCATGTAACATCAGTTCCTGCTGTTCCAGAAGAAGCGTGGAACCATCTGTGTCTTCCACTAGATTGTTCATACTTTGTAGCTTCATCAGTAACAATATATTTCCAAGCTGAAGCTGTACTATTCAAATAACCATTATTGGCCAATGTGACAACATTTGTGTCTGATCCAGTCTTGTTTCCAAAAAGAGAAGAACTGTGACCAAGATCTAAAGCAGTGTAACCAGTATAATGAGATTCTGGTGTTCTACCGATACCAACATTGCCGCTACTATCTGCTACTAATATTTTGTCTAGTTCTATACTGGTTGAACCTGCAATTGCTGGTGATACTAATTCTACGTATCCACTTGTGTCGCCATTTATTTTTAAAGTTGCCATTAAACAATCACCCATCTACTGCCACTGCTAACAGTTACCGTTACGCCTGAATTCACTGTTACTGGTCCAGCAGCCATTGCGCTTTCTCCAGTTGCAACAGTGTGATTTTCAGTTACAGTTTGACTATTAGTAAAGAACGGCTGGCTAGCTCGTACACTA